AGCGTATAAATAGCCTCAATGATAGATGCCTGCGCTAGTTTCATGCTTCCAAAGTTACGACCTCACGAAGGCGGTTTTTTAGCTCTTCATAGTCCACCGCCTCACCGTTCCTGTATCTTTCAAACCCCCAAATGTTCTCCCCGCTTTTGATGTCAATGATGTAGGGGGCATCTTCGCCAAACTTGCAAGGGGGGAAGCCTAAATCAATTAGCCTGTTCTCGCTGATGAAGTCCAAGGATCTATCGGCCTTTTTATCCCATAGCTCCCCATCCACAAAAGCAAGCTCAACAACCTCCCTGCTGAACATCCTACCCGCTCCGAATAGCTTATTCGCGTCCGTTTTCCCGTACTTCCACACAACAGCGGATTCGCTCTCTGGGTGCATGAAGTAAATCGAATTACACCCCACGTTATGCGCTCCGATGTCTATCGCCTCAAAATACAGCTCATCCCCCTCAGGCAAAAAAACGTCATCGCTTCCGATCTGCAGAAAGAAGTCCGCCCCTGTGCTATTGAGTGCCTCTCGCATCAAAGTATTGTGCTTCGTGCTTAACGGGGTATTAGGGGCGAATACCACCCCTCCAGGCAATCCGTAATTCTTCAAGACAAAGTGCAAATCTTCTAACTCGCTCCATGCAACGAAGAGGAAGAGGTTGACCCCTTCTGCCTTCCAACGCGCCTGCATATTTGCAAACCCCGCAAGTGATATTTTCAAGATGTCGTGCCTTCCGTAGATAGGCATCCAAGCGCAGACGTTCACCATTAGCGCACCGACCTCATTAGCTTCTGAATGGCTCTAATATAACCGGGAATAACATCACGAAAGGCGGGGCGAAGAAATGGTTTCGGCCCTCCGTTTGGCCCAGTTCCTACGGGCGTGCCAAATTCAATGTAGCGGGAGTAAACCACATTTGAGCCTATTAGGTAAGTGATCTTTGAAACCATTCTACGCACGCCCTTAAATCCCCCTACTCTGATATTGTTAATGCTATTCTTCAAAATACCCTTGTCAACCGGAACCTCCTCCTTCGCCAATCTCTCCACCTCGAAAGCAGCGTAGGCCGTTTCCTTGTCAATCAAATCGCTCACGCGCTCCCCGTATTTTGAAACCTCGCGCAAAACTTTGTCGATCTCGCTTTGCTTGACCTTAAACTCTACTTGCATCTATGCCTGTTGTTCGATACATTCAAACGTCACAAATAACCTATCATCACTTTCTAATGCAGGGCCGTTCAATACCAAATTGCGATTCCTATACACCACCTTAGCAATTCCCTCGGGGAAGTCCGCCCCATCCACCGAAGCAGACCAATCTAATCGGCTCGCCATCGTTATGCGGTAGCGTATGTCGTTTTTTAACATCCCTTCGTCTGCTCGCCTGTTGGAGCTTACCCTTTCCACCTTCGCCCAATCGGTAAAACTTAACACTAAAGACGATCTCTTGCCCCCCATGCCATCGCTTTCGGTTTCGCGAATGTAGACGGCTACTTGCTCGTTCATTTGCCCCGCGTTCATTACCAATTCAGCTTTGTGCGTTCGCGGTCTAGGAGGCTGCTCAGATTCGCTTTGAGGTTGGATACTATCGTCCCCGTCACCGAAATACCCTTGTGCTTGTAAAGTTCGTCCACAAGCTTGTAAATGGCCTCTTTGATATTGTTGGTGATCTCCACCGTTTGCATTCCCGAAACGTACACCACCTCCAGACTGTCATAAGTGCCCGCACTCAATACGCGCAGCCTATCGCCTTTTAAGAGGTAGTAATCGGTGTCAGCTACTAAAGTGGTTTCGGTGTTGTCTTCGCTGTAAGCCTTTACGCTTGTAATTGATCTCACTGGGCCGAGCAAATCGAGGTAAAGGGTAGTGCCCTCCAAATCGCGCTCGTCCGCGAAATTCCACACTTGCAGGGTTTGGGTGTTGACATTGATAGCCTTCCCTATGTATTGCTCAACCCATGTGACAGCACCATCTATCTGTTGCTGAATTAGGGCATCCTCCGCGCTGATATTGGGAATGCGGGAGTATAGCCGCACCTCCGCAACGCTAATCGGGTTAGCCTTCGTGACCGATGTTAAAGTCAGCCTTGTTCTCATAATGTTTAGTGATGCGGTTGAGTAATTCTTTCGCCTCCTTCGTCCTTCGGGGAGGTATGGTCAAATCATCGAGCAAAGCCGCCACGGGCTTGTAAGGCTCCGCGTAACGGATGTTTATGTAGTGCTTGGCCTTCTCTTCGGGGAGATCAACGATTTGCCCTTTGGCTAAATCCATGACGGCCTTTCGCATTTTCACTTGCATAGGACAAAGATACAAAAGGAAAAGCCCGCCTGTTTGGTTTAGTAGCGGGCTTCGTTGGCCGTTGCAGACTACCTGCGCTTTAAAGGAATTCCCAACGTGTTTGGGTTATCGGCCAATGGGGTAGCCCCCGAAGGGGCTTTGATTATTTTTGCTTATTCTCTAGTGAGCAGATTTCGTTTGCAAACATCAACAGCAATCCAGCTCTGTTTGCGTTCCACTGTTCTGCTGTGATGCCCATTTTCTTGGCGGTTTCGATTGCGATTTCCCTGAATTTAGGATCTTCTACTAAATCCATTCTTCTCTTCCATTCGCTTTCAAAAGTTACTTGAGTGTTCATTGTGTCGCTTTTTGGTTTGTTTGATGAAGCGAATATAAGGCGCGTTTCTTTACCGTGCAAATGTTTTGCAAAATAATTTACCCACAAAAGAAAAAGCCTCCCCAGCGAAGGGAGGCTCAAAACCAAAGCGACCGAGGGCAGAACGCCCTCTTTGCGGCTTCAAAGGTAATAAAAAACCCCGCACTTGGCGGGGCTAAAATTATCTACATCCTTTTACGATGCCTCGCCTGTGATAGCTGAGATAACGTCAGAGAATGTATCGTAGAACACAGCGTTATCGTGGAAGCGGGCGTGAGCCAAACGCTCCTCGATGCGTACAGTTGTCAAGTTCTTCTGCACGTTGTCGCTATCCTGCTCGAAGAAACGAACAGAAGGAGCCTCACGTTGGAACAACTGGCCTTCGCTCATGCTGTCATAAACAAAGAACGATCCGGCTGCAACTGCTGAGGTGTGGCTGATAGGCATTCCGAAGATGGTAGCCACGCCTGTGCCGTTGTCAAAGTAGAAAGGCGAAACGTACTGACCGTTGCTACCCTTCGCGCTCATCATTTCGTAGTATTCGATAGGATTCACCAAGATGGTGTTGGCGGTGAACTCCTGAGAAGCGAGGTAAGCGATAGCGGCTGCGATAGCGTCCCACTTGTAAGGCTCTGTACCCGCCTTGAATACGATACCCAAGTCAGTAGCATCGGCTGCGTTTACGGCTAAGCCTGCGAGGTTAGTGCCTGTTCCGTCACCAGTCAACAGTTGGCTGTCCTCCTGGTTGAACAACTGTCTGCGTAACTCGTAGCTCAAGTAAGTAGAGATCCCGGCAATATCGCCCAACATTTGGTTAGAGATACGCAAGAAAGCAGCGATAGTCTGCGCATCATAGCTTTGGGCTGCGAGGTCGCGGTCAAGTTGTGACTTTGCGTTGCCTTCTGTTTGGTTGGCGGCAGTTCCCTCACCTCCGGTATCTTTAGGGAAGCGAACAAGCTCGCCCGTCATAACGCCTTGGCGAAGGAAGTTACGTACGCGGTTCTTGCGCTCAGGCTGTGGAAGGATAGACAATACAGTTTCTTCGCCCACTTGTCCAGTGGTGGAAGCTGCGAAAGTCATATCGCCAGCAGCCTTAGTGAATAATCCCTTGCTGTCCAACTCGACTTTGTGGCCGTTCTTCATGCGGCTGAACTCGTCCTTCTTGGCTACCATAGCCTCGTAGAACTTCTGCTCGATAGTCTTTTCAGCGGCTTTGCTTGCGCTCATGCCCTGCTTCTGAAGCTCTTTGAAGCGAATTTCGATAGCATCCAACTGCTTCTGAGTTTCCCCGAAGTTGTCAGCCAACTTTGAAGCCTTCTCGTTGTGTTCGCCAATCAAAGCCTGAAGCTCCGATTTCACTTGGTCGCTATACTCGCGTTGGCCCTTTTCGATTTGATCGAGGCGGCCTGTGATCTCACCATTGAGGTGAGCCAACTGCTCCTTGATGTTCAATTCAGACATTGTTTTGTCAGTTTTTGGTTGAGGTTATTTCGCGCCACATCTTCAAGATGTCCGGCTCGTTCTCCTCGGAGTGCGTAGGCGGCTCTTCGGTTTGGAGTGAACTCAATTCTTTCCGAATTTGAGCGCATTCGATTTCAAGCAAACGAAACGCTTCATCGGTTAGGCCCGTGCCTTTCCTTAAAGTGCGCTCCATGTTTTCAAGTCTTTTAATCACGTTGGCGGCTTGCTCAGGATTCATATCCTTTACGCCAATCGTTGGAGTGTCGGGATTAGCCCCAAATACTACGGAGCTAACCTCCCACAGCTTCACTTCTTTGAATGTGCGGATGCGATCCCAAGGCTTCGATTCATCTTTGATATCGTCCTCGAATTTCACACCCTGAAAGCCTACGCTGTGTTCATTGATAATGCCCTCCTCATAGAGTGCTAAGGCATCCTTCCCCCTGTTGCTTTTGGATAGCTTAGAACGAAACAAAAGCCCGTAATCGTCCTCCATAAGCTCCAACAGCTTGCCCACAGGCTCATAGCTTGAGTGCATCCAAAGGTGTGCAATGCGAGGCTTCCCCGAAGTTGGGCCGTTTTCGCTAATCGTCTTGCGGTAACATCCCTTTTCCATGATGTCACCGTCACTATCGACATTGCCAAATCGAGATGCGTAGCCTGTGACTATGCCCTCTTTCATGTCAACGTCTTTGACAATTAGCTCGCCTATGTTCTTTATCGTATAGCTCACGAGTGCAAATTTACAAGGGGGCGAA